CCTTGACGTACCACAAGGTTGTCCTCCGCTCGTTTGTAGTCAGTAGCGCTTAGGGTTTTCACAACGCCCTCTGTGTATCTGGCGAAGCCGGTCTGCCCATAACAACGAGACTGCCCTGCATCACTTCTTGGTGGTTGCTGTAGTTCTTGGAGCCGAAGGTCGGCCCGATGGTCCCGACGATCTCTCTCTCTCTCTCTCTCTCTCTCTCTTGGCTACTGGTCCGCCACCGCTCGCAGCGCCTTGTCCAGCGCCTCCGGTAGCTGACGTTCCCTTCTTGTCGCTCGCCTCAAGATGCCCTCGCAAGCCTTCGCTGAGAGCAAGTACCTTTGCAGGTGCGGTCCCGTCGTCTCCAAGACATCCGACAATGAACACTCGACGGCGACGTTGGGGGACTCCGAAGAACTGAGCGTCCAGAACTCGGTAGCCGACCCCATACCCGAGGTCAGCCAACGCCCCGAGGACGGTTCCCATGTCTCGTCCTCCGTTTGATGACAAGAGACCAGGTACGTTTTCGAGGATGATCCACTTGGGGTAGAGATCCTGAACGAGCCGGGTGATTTCCCAAAACATTCCACTTCGCTCGCCTGCAAGTCCAGCACGCTTTCCGGCCACACTGAGGTCTTGGCAAGGGAATCCTCCGGTGAGTATTCCGCTATCGGGAACAAAGCCTGCTCCTCGTAGATCATCTCCTGTTACCTCCTGAACGTCTCCGAATAGTTTGGTGTTCGGGAATCGGTGCGCCAAAACTCCTGCCGCTTGCTTATCCCACTCGACTGCTGCCACGACTGGAACGCCTGCTCGCTCCAGCGCAAGGTCAAAGCCTCCCACGCCTGCGAACAGACTGACTGCGTTCATGCGCTCGCCGGCTTTGCGATGTGCATGTCAAAGCCAAACGGTTCCAAGCTCTGATAAATCTGACCAAACGTGCGACTGACTTCGTACTCTTGCTCAGGGTGCATTACTTTGAGTATTGAACTAAATACAATGGCAGCGTCTACGAACTCGTACATCGCTTCGCTCATGGTCATCTCAGGCATGTTGAGTGCCTTCATCATTGTGGTGTGGTACGTCTTAGCCATGTTGTCTCCTTTCGGCCTCCGCCTTGCGGCGAGTGAATGTTCTCAATTCAAACTGATACTTGTTGAGTGCTTCTCGACACGGCTTGCAAGCTGGCTCCTGTAGGCGCTGATGCACCTTGCCTCGCTGCCATGTCCCGTGTGGTGGCAATTCTACGTCTGGCCTTCTCTGATACTGCCGGCGCTTCACTTCGGTTCGACGTTGTGGGGCGGTCATCCCACCCCACACGCCAAAGTCCTTCTCATGAACGAGCGCCCAATCCAGACACTCCTGCTGAACAGGACACCCTAGACAGAACCGACACGCTGCTTTCAGGTCCGCCTTGATTGCCTCCTTGGTCCTGAACACAGTGATGTATTCGTCGGGGTAGAACACGGATGTCATGTCCTGGCCCCGACACTTCGCTTCCTCCCGCCAATCCTTCACTATGCGATAGCCATCTTGATCGCCGTGAGCAACTTGGCGTGTTCGGCAGCAACCTTGCAAAGTTCATCATTGCTTTCCGAGAACTCTTGGATGCGCTGAATGAAGTCCTTGTTTTCGGCCTCGCAATCGGCCAGTTCAACCAACAACTTGCGAATGATCGGGTCCACATCTGAACCCCATCCTTCCTGACCCAAGTGTTCGGTGATCCACTCAACCGACCGCTCCGATATTGCTTGACGCTCTGCGTTCATTTCTGCCTCCTGTTCGTAGACTTCAAGTGTCTGCTTCATCATTGCCATTAGAACGGTTCCTCTCCTGCTGCGTACTCAACTGCGCCGGGGAAGGCATCAGTGAGCGCCTTAGTCTGACCACTACGCTTGCCCGAGTCAAGAACCTTTCGAGCGGCATTGAACCCTGCGCCCAACTGCTTGTCGCTGAGCTTGCCGAACTCCCTGCCCTTGGCGACGAGATCCTTAAGGAACCCTTGGCTTGGGTCTGCCTCATGGCCCTCAACAATCACAGCCCACCGACTGTCCGACTCAATCTCCATGCGAGGTGAGTTGGACTTGGTTGGGACTGGCGGTGCGTAGGTTTCCTTCTTTGCCTGCGTTACAGCCTGCCGTGCCTGCTGCACACCCTTGGGGTTAGACGCTGCGTTGCCATCGTCATCGTTGTCAGCGACGAGTCCAAGGACAGCCATGTACGCATAGCGCCGACCGTAGGTGACAGCACTACCCTGTCCCTGCGGATCGCTCTTGGGCAGGTGCAGCACCATTGAGTTAGCGATGTACTCGCCCGATGAGTGCAGCAGGTAAGTGGTCAGTGTGTCCACGCCTGCCTCGTTGCTGATGTGCTGCGAGATGGACAGCCCATGCTTGGTCAGCACAGGGGTCGCAACCTGGACCACGGTGGCAAGGTCCGCGTACTTCGACTTGAAGAACGGGTTTGCCGACTCCTTGGGTACTGCCGAAAACTCAGCCTGTGCTGCGCTCAGGGCAGTAGCCAGTTCCTTGAGGGTTTCGCTCTGCATCAGAACGCCTCCGTGGTCTGCTTCTCAAGCTTGGTAACGCCGGCCAACTGCCAACGAAGGTTCACGCCGATCTCGTCAGCGATGAACGGCAACGATGCTGCGGTGGTCCCGTCCTTCTTCTCATACACACGGGGAGACTCGATGCGCCCGATGGCGATGATGTCCGTACCCTTAGCCAGAGACTCGGTGACGTTCTCGGCCAGTGAACCGAACACTGTGACATCGTGCCAAACAGTTTCGGATTGCCACTCGCTGCCCACCTTGCGACGACGCTCGACAGCAACGGAGAACCGTGCCGTGGGCGTGCCACTGTCTGAGTAGGAAAGCTTGGGGTCTGCGCCCAAGCGTCCAGTGATGGATGATACCTGCATTACTTCCTCCCAATCTGGATCAGGGGTGTTCCTGGTCCATCGTTGACGCATTGCTCCATGTATGAGCAGTATTGACAGCGCCAATCTTGCTTCGCTCCCTCGGGTGAGAGAGACATCTCATTGCCCTTGTCGTCAATGGCGAACCGCTCAGGCAACACGCCTGCCTCGAGGTCGTCAATGATCCGCAACTGTCGGGCGATCTCCTGATCTGCGAGTGGTTCCCACGCTTCCTTGGGAATCCAGAACTCGCTGATGATCCGCATGGCTTCGGGCAGAGCCATCTGTGCTGCCATGCCCTTGCTCACGGCTTCAAGTGCAATGTGTCCGACACAGATCCACTCACAGTCGTTGGCCTTAGCGTTCAGGGCTGACTGCAAAACTGTGGAGAATCGGGGACCGCTTGGGTTCTCGATCTTTGGTGGCCGAGTCTTGATGCCTGACGCTGACTTGTACGCCGTGCCGTTCATGGTCTTGAGTTCGTAGAGAACCCTCCCGTAATCGGGATGATTGATGACACCATCACAGTGACCCGATGAGGTAGCCACCTGCGTCGGGATCTCAAAAGTTGAGTCAGGGTAACGCTTGGCGATTGCCTCCTGCACCTGTTCGTGGATCATCGTGCCGAGTCCAGTGACCAGCGTGCCAGCCATGTCAAACGGCTCACCCTCAAAACCGAGAGCGGAGTATGCCATAGCTCGGGCGCACTTGCCTGAGTCGCTGTAGCGGAACGGAGTGTCAAAGGCTTGGGGCTTCTTGCCACGGGCCTCGTTCTCTGCCATCTGATCCTCAAGCCACAGGTGGGAGAAGATCGGTGCGGTTGGGTTGGTCCACTCAGCCATGAAGGTGTCCGTTCTGCTCCGGCTCGGGCTGAACTTCTGGCTCGCCCTCATGCTTGATGTAAACGGATTCCAGTTCAAACAGCATTGTGCTGAATGAGTTGCTCAGAGCAAGCAGTTCGTCACTGATCTGCTTGAGTGCGTTTCCCATCGCTGCTGCACGTTGACCAATCTCAACGACACGCTTGATGGATTGCTGTGGTGTTTGTGCCACGTTGCCTCCCTTGATCTTGCCGCCGGTTGGCGACAGGGAGAAAGTTAGGCGCTCAGCAATTCAATGTCAAGCGATTTGCACTCATGCCCGTGGAAAATTTCTGCAAGCTCTGACATCAGGCGAGTGGTCTGCGGAAGATTGCCGAGGTATCCCACTTCGTATCGAGCGTTGCAGTCGGAGCAGTAAGCCTGTAGGTGCATGGGAAAAGTCCTCGTTGTGATCTTCGGTGGGAAGGTCACAGTATCAGATCAGAGGACTCTCAACCTGCCCATTCCAAGCCATATTTCTTGGTCACAAAATCTGCCACGGGCATCCCCTCGTAGCGTCGGCAGAGAAAGTCAAGCGATACTTCCATCAAGTCGTAGTCACCGTCACGGACCTGGTGCAGCACCAAGATCCCACGCCACTCGCCCATCGCTTGCGGGCCTCGATAGCCTTCGCTCTTTAGGTAGCACGACCCTGCCACGATGCCCCTGCGCCTGCCGGCGATAGTCTCCACCATGCCAACCTTGAGTCCCTGCTGGTGGCCCTGCACAAAGGATGCACCGATGGACTTGATGCGAGTCTCAATCATCCCCGAGATGGCTCGACCATTGGAGTTGTTGACGAAGAAGTGTGAGTAGTTCACACCGTCCAGCGACAGCACGTTCAGGAACGGATGGACCTGCCAGCCCGAACGCTCGTAGTCAAGGTCGCTGAGTTTCAGCTTGCCTTCCAGCCGAGGGTCTTGCTGCACCGCACGACTGATGTGGTTCTCATGGTTGCCAAGCAAGATGTGGCGCTCAGGGTTCCACTTCTTCTCCTTGAACTGCCGGCGCTTCTTGTTGTACGCAACCAACGGCTCGTTGAGTTCGGCCCATGCTGCGTTGGACGAAGTGATGTCGTCCTCGTAGGTCATGCCTTGCTGTTCAAGCGGAGAGTTGTGGACCGACAGAGAGTTCATGGCAGCGTGGTCGCCAAGGTGAATGACCTTGACGTTCTTCCTGCCGGCGAAGTGGTCAACGAGATAGTTGCCAATCCACCTACACATATCTGTGGGGTCGCCCGGTTCAATCTGCGTGTCAGGTATGACAACGTGTGTGATCGGGTCCGACATGACTACCTCCTGGTAGTTCTCCCCTGCGCCCAACATGCTAGTTCAGCAGGAGTCACTTGGTAGGGATCTCCACCGTCAGGTACTTCCCATCCGCCATGCTCCCATGCCCGAGCCACTAGGCCCGAGCAGATCAGAGCCTCGCCGTGTCTGCGAAAGTCAAAGCGAATCCACTTTGGGGTAAGCAACGAAAGAGCGATAGAGAAAATGGTGGCTACCGAGTAGCGCACACCGACTTGCCTGAGTGCGTAGTCCACGGCTCGAACCCTGTCCACGTTTGCAGGACAGGCGAAGATGGCTGTGCTGCCACCGGGCGACACTTCGCTCAGGTCAATAGTGACGCAGCGACGGGACATCTGAGTGCAGCGGATCGTGCCATCAGCCTTGATGCTGGTGACGATGGCCGCATGATTCCAATACTTGTAGGGTCGCCATGACGGACGGAGCCACTGACCGAACCGGATCAGAGTGCTGAACGCACCCTTACCGTGTGCAAGAACAAGGTCGCCTGGTTGTACCTTCACAGTTTCCCCTTTAGGACAAGTATCTCTCGTTCCATCCAACGGATCTTTGCGTCACGCTTGTCGTCCTCTGCTGCTTCTTCCTCGTCCTCAATCCCTGACGAGAGATGGGTAGCGTGCATGGTGACGAAGAACCCTGTGATGAGGATGGGGATGACACCGAACCAACCCCGCCAACCAAACGAGTGCGTAAGTTGC